CGAGTTAGGCCACTACCTGGACACCGTCGGCCTCGGAGAGACGGCGTCGATAGCCTTCCGCGATGCGTACAAGCTGGGCGATGCGATCTACAGAGCAGCCAGAGCAAAATGGAATTATGTGAAAGGCAAGTGGGGAGACACCTACACGGGACGAATCTATAGTTTCAAGGCGTCCGAGGTGACGTCGACGATGGCGGAGTCGTTCGCCAAGGGTCAGGAGTACAGGCTCTCGACGATGTACGATGCGAACCCCGATCACGTCGGATTCTACATGGCGCACTCGAAGGGATGTTTTGTGAAATGAAGGGTGAAATTCGAATCATCGACAGGAAGACCGGCGACAAGGTCGCGACGCTCGAGTGGGAAGGGACACTCTGGCGCGGGACCGGGAAGTGGAAGGCCAACGCGGCGACGAGGAAGCGGCTCGACGCCATCGTCGCCTCCAGGGCGGATCTCGGTCGCGTGTCCTTCGGCGACATGCTTCGGGACGGATTAGGAGTGAAGGGCTGGCAAGGGTTCTCGGGGTGGTTTCAGGCGTTGAGCCAGGCGCTTCCGGCGTTCGGCCTCGACGTCGAGAACGAGACCGTGGTGTGGCCGTGGAAGGAACCGAGGAGGGACGCGGCAGACGGCGACGACGACGGCGACGACGAGGACCTCGACCTGGCTGGCGGGTCTAGGTAGGCACGGGCAGAACGTGAGAGTTGACACTCACACCGAAACGGATGTAGGTTTGAGGAAATGGAAGTGCTAATCCAGAACGGACACAAATCAGGCTCCTCGCCATTCGCGGAGATGGTGATCAGTCCGCGCCAGGCGCTTCGCGCAGCGCGACTGTTCGAGCGGACGCTTCGCGCGTCCTTCGAGGACGACGAGAAGGTCATGGGCCAGCACTTCCGTTCCAAGATCCAGACAGGGGCCGAGATGAAGAGGCGCGCCGAAATCATGGCGCGATGGTTTCGCGTGTTCCGTGGCGATCTCGGATACTCGCTTGCGAGGGTCGAGGCCGAGCTCGGTCGCGCGCTCCGATGTGAACTCGACGGCGGTCTGTACACGCCTACCGCGGCCAGTCGGTCGTTCGGCGTGCCACAAGGAGATGTACAATGAAAAAGTTCATGGAGGTCGTGAAGCGCCAGACCGAACTCGCCACGAAGGCGGCTGACGGGTCTGCGACGAAGGAGGAGATCGCGGAGCTGACAAAGCTGAACGCGGTCGTGAAGGCGGCGACGGCGACGGCAGAGCCGGCGACGACGAAGCTGGTGACGATGACGCTGGCGAAGTTCCGCGAGTGGCACGAGGCCACCGTGAAGCAGCTCGAGGACGGCGTGGCCGACGCCTCGCTGCTCGCGCTCGTGAAGCGGAACCTCGCCGCGGTCAAGGACCAGGCGAAGACCCTGGCCGAGGACATCGTGGCGGTCGAACTTCCGGTCGAGAAGACCGAGGCCGACAAGGTCGTGGCGCTCGAGGCGCGCATCGCGGATCTCGAGGCGAAGGCCGCGGCGGCCGCGGCGCCGCCCGCCCCTCCGGCCGGCGACGACGCCGAGAAGGCGACCGGCAAGGCGACCGACAAGCCGGTGTCCCAGGCGCTCGCGATGGAGGCCGTCGACACGCTGCTCGCGAAGTACACGAAGCTCAAGGCACTCGTCGACTCCGGCAACCTGACGAAGCAGGATCTCGAGTTGCTCTGGACCGACTACGATCTGAAGCGCGCCATCGAGCAGGCCGCGGCGATCATGGCGAAGTCCGACGAGTTGAAGGCGATGGCCGAGGCCATCCTGCCGGAACTCGAGAAGATGGAAGCCGCCGAGAACGCCGCGAGCGAGAAGCCCGCCGGCAATGCCGAGGGAGACGCTCCCGAAGGCGCGAAGCCGGACGCCGCAGCTGCGGCCGCGGGCGATGCCGAGAAGGGCGACGACACGAAGGAGCCGAGTCGCTGGGAGTCCGGCCTCGATCTCGCTCCGGTGGCGACGGCCACCGAGCAGTTCGCGGCGATCAAGGCGGCGAAGAACAAGTTCGGCTTCTAGCCCGGAGGTGAACCGTGGACATCGGGATCTTCACGACGACGCGGCTGAACGGAGACGGAGTGCCGATTTCGTTCTTCGGCTGCGAAGACGAGCGGCTCCTCGCCGCGCTCTACAAGGCGGCGTCGGAGATCACGGGGCCCGGCCTCGAGTCCTTCGATCCGGAACCAGGGATGCGCGTTGCGAAGGTCGGCGAGGTCGTGGTGCGCAGCGTCGAGGACAAGGCTACCTATGTCGTCGAGGGCGATGCGACAGCGAAGCCGACCGGCGGTCGCGTTCCGCCCGGCGCGAACGGGACGTGGGCGATCCAGTCGTTGATCTTCTCGAAGGACAGCTTCACGCTGGCCGAGGCGCGGACGTGGGTGAAGGATCACGCCGGGTTCGTCGACTCCGGTGCCGACGAGACGAGTACGAGCTTCCGCTTCCGGCAGTACGATCCGGAGAACTTCTCGGAGTACCGAACCATCTCCATCGACACCGGCATCAGCGCGGCCTACGGGAAGATCAGCAAGGACACGACCCGTACGGAGGAGGAGTCGACGAAGTCGCTCTCCGAGTCCATCGCCCACTGGGAGGCGGTCCACGATGTCAACAAGGGGATCATGGCGAAGGGCCTAAAGATCCTCCGGCAGACAGCGGTGATCAGGAAGGGCGACGACGCGACCGAGGAGCGGTTCGTGATGTCACTCGTCCTCGAACCGAACGACGGGCAGGACGGCGCGCCGCTGAAGCCCGACACGCAGGCCGACGTCTACTCGGTCGAAGACGTACGAAAGGCGGCGCACGCGTGGATGGAGTTCCACGGCGCCGTCGACCTGGACCACTCGTGGAAGGATGTCGGGAAGGAGCGCGTCAGAACACTTGAGAGCTACCTGGCACCGGTCACGTTCAGCATCGGCGACGGCGACGACGCCTATGAGGTCGTGAAGGGAACGTGGATGCTCGGCATCCGCGTACTCGATGATGCGCTGTGGAAGGGCGTCAAGGACGGCGAGATCGGAGCCTTCAGCATCGGCGGGACTGCGGTTCGCGCGCCTGTCGAATGAGGAGATCGTGATGAAGCGAAGCAAGGAAAGAGTCGCGAAGGCCGACGGAGACAAGGACAAGGTCTTCAGGCTGACCGACATCGATCCGGAGTTCGTCAGCCTGGTCCGCGCCGGCGCCAATCGCCAGAAGCAGTTCATGGTGGTGAAGGAAGAGAAAGACGGTGAAGTCTCGAAGGCAATTCCTCCGGTTATTCCCGGCCGTGTGTCGCCGCGAACCCCCGGCAACGTCTGCCAGTTCTGCGGGGCGCCTGTTACTCACGGGGCAAAGACGTGTCCGAAGTGCGGACGGATTCTGACCTTCGCCAGCGACGACGAGAAGACAGGCGAGAACGCGAACGACACAGCTGATGATACGAACCAAGACGCGCCTCCGGCCGACGGGCAGGACGGCGCTGCGGTATCGGACACAGACCGCGTGGACAGCGGCAAGACGTCCGACGGCACCGAGGCGACTCCCAAGGACGCATCCGATCTCGCGTCCTGGCTCAACGAAGCCGGGGAGCAGATCGAGGAGCTATCGCTGGACATCGCGATCCAGAACGCCCTCGACGCTCAAGCCGTCGACCAAGCCAAGTCCGGTCACCAGTCCGACCAGGCGCAGGAGATCGGAACGACGGCGGCGCCAGCCGTGACGAAGGAAGTGGACCCAGGGGAACGGGAGCGTGCCGCGAAGCTCGAGGCGGAACTCGTCAAGACGCGAAGGGACAACCTCGCGCTGAAGGCGAAGAACGCACGGCTAGCGGCCGCAGCGGTCGGCAAGTCGAGCGTCATCCTCACGGGCGAGGTGACGTCGAGGCAGCAGAAGACCGGAACGAAAACACCCACAAGCCCGTCACGCGGAGCGTTCAGCCGAGGCGGAGACATCGCCGCGGCCGTGACGCGGGGCGAGAACTGACAGAAAAGGAGACCAGACAATGGCCACCGCAAACAAGAGCATCATGGCGAAGGCCGACATGGAAGTCGCGGACCTCATCGCCGACGGCGGTTACCTCCAGTCGGAAGAGGCCGAGAAGTTCGTCGTGAACCTCATCAAGGAGTCGGTCCTGATGCGGCTCGTGAACGTGCAGGGGCTGAAGTCCCACACGAAGCTGATCGACAAGATCGGCATCAACGGGCGCGTCCTCCGGCCGGGCACGAGCGGCCACGCGCTGGCCGTCGCCGACCGCGTGAAGCCGACGACCGACCAGACCACGCTCACGACCCACCTCCTGAAGGCGGAAATCCGCCTGAACGACGAGGTGATCGAGGACAACATCGAGAACGGCTCCTTCAAGGCGACCGTCATGAACATGATGGCCGAGCACACCGCGCTCGACATGGACGACCTGCTGGCGAACGGCGACACGACCTCGACCGATCCGCTCCTCGGGCTGCTCGACGGCATGATCGTCTCGGCGGTCACGCACCAGGTCGCCGGCGGAACGCTGCCCATCGCGAAGTCGATGCTGAAGGATTCGATCAAGTCGATGCCCTCGCAGTACAACCGCAACAAGAGGAACCAGCGGTTCCTGACCAGCGAGGATGCGTGCATCGACTACCACGACTACCTCGCGGATCGCGCGACACAGCTGGGCGACTCGAAGATCGAAGACGATTCGCCGGACAAGTACGGCAACCGGGCCATCCTCGGCATCCCGGTCTTCCCGGACAACCTGGGCGGCGCGACCAACTGCACGGTCATCCTCCTGCTCGACCCGAAGGAAGCGATCTTCGGGATCTGGCGGAAGGTGCGGGTCGAGACCGACCGCGACATCACGACCGGCGAGTGGATCATGGTCACGTCGCTCCGCGCGGGCTTCCAGTACCGCGAGGAGGACGCCGTCGTGCGCGTCAACGCCGTCAAGACCCAGTAGGTCGAGGCGACGAAGAGAAGGCGTCGACGGGCGACCGGCGGCGCGGTTGAAAGACAGAGAACTGCGGCGCGAGCCGCCCACATGGAGGTGGACAAATGGCCCTCGGAACCCCGACCATCCACGCCGTGCGCGAGACGCGCGACGGCGGTCAGGAGATCCTGCTCAGCTGCGCCGGAGACGGCGCGTACGGCGCGGGCGGGACTCCCAACTTCAACGCGTTCCTGCGCGCCGCGATCAAGGCGAAGCACGCCGCGGCGACGGACAAGAACGTGCGCAACATCGAGGACGTCGAGTGCGTGGCGGTAGTCCCGCAGCGCGCCGGCGTCTACGTACCGAGCTACGACTTCG